TATGTATCAAAAGGCCGGCCAAGAGGTTGGCAGTTTATGAAAGAGTTTGTAGACCCACAAGGCAATGTATTTCATAAAGGAAAAGAACAGCCTAATCTAAAAGGAACTATAGAACCGACTAAGATTGATCAATCACCTAAAAAGAAATTATCTAAACTAGAAAAAAGTGAGTTACGAGATAAGATAAATGAACAAATGGCTTTAGTAAGAGGGCAATTAAAGAAGGCTAAATTCAAAAAAGATATTAAGTCGGGCAATTCTCAAATGAAGAAGTTAGAGAGACAGTTGAAAAAGATACGATAATCTTTTGACGTACGATATTTTTTTATTATATTAAGTATAAATAAAAAAAAGATATGAGTATATACGAAGAACAAGATCCTAAAGAGCCTTTGATTGTTGAAGAACCACAAGGCAAGTTATATGAAGCATTACATAATCAGTTAGGAACATTATTAGATTATGAAGATTCTGTAATCTTTATTAATGATGAAATCAATGATACAACATTAACAGATTTCATCATTCGAATGAGGAGTTTATTACAACATAGAAAAGACAAGTCATCGCCAGTTAATTTAATGATTAACAGTCCAGGAGGAGATGTATATGAAATGTTTGGTATTATTGATTATATAGAATCTTTAGATGTTAAAGTAAATACTATATGTAGAGGTAGAGCCATGAGTGCTGCAGCAGTTATATTAGCATGTGGTACTGGTAATAGAATGATGAGTAAACGTTCAACAGTAATGTTTCATCAATCATCTAGTTTTATGGGAGGTAAGATGAGTGATATAACAGCTTATCTAGATAATGTTAAAAATCTAGAAACTCTTATATATGGCATGTTAGCAGAAAAAACAAATAAAGAAGCAGATTGGTGGAGAGAAAGAATGAGAAATGATATGTTTCTTACGGCAGAAGAGTTATTAGAAATTGGAGTAATAGACCAAATAATATAAAATAGAAATTATGAAATTAACAGCAGAACAAATAGTACAAAATTGGGAAGACCTTATTAAAGTTATTGACGATAATTTTACAGGCGAAAGAAAGGATAACTTAAAAGCAATGTATACAGATTTAGAAGATAGAATGTCTGTACAACCTGCATCTAGTTTTGATCATTATCATAATGCATTTGAAGGTGGTTATGTAGACCATGTCTTAAGAGTTATTAAGTGTGCAAAAAAGGTTTATTCATTATGGACTGAAATGGGAGCAGATATGTCAGGCTATACTGAAGAAGAATTAGTATTCGTTGCATTAAACCATGATATAGGTAAAATGGGGTTTCCGGGAGAAGGTAATGAAGTATATATTCCTAATGATTCTGAATGGCATAGAAAGAATCAAGGACGTATGTATAAGATTAATCCTAACAATCCTTTTAGCCTCGTAAATGACCTATCTATTTGGTTATTGCAACATTATAACATTAGTATCACTTGGAACGAAATGTTAGGTATAAAGTTAACAGACGGATTATATGACGAAAGTAATAAACCATATTTCATGTCCAGAACAGCAGATTCCAAACTAAAAACTAATTTAGGATATGTTATGCACCAAGCAGATGCAATGGCAGCTAGAATAGAATTTGAAATGTGGTATAAAGGAAAGCCGGCACAATCAGCGCCTATCAAAAAACAATATGCAAAAAAGGCATTATCAAATACAACAGATAATGTAAATGCTAAAGAGATGTTTAAAGATTTATTTGGAGATAAATAATATGACAACAATTATAATATTATCAGTAATATTAGCAATATCAATTTTTGTTAATATCAATCAATTACGTAAACAAGAAGCTTCTGCAGAATATGTAGAAGAATTAGAAAATTCAAATACCGAATATTATACGTTCTTTCAAAGTTTAAAGACTAGAGTAGGACAATCTAATTCTCAACTAAAACAGATTGATAGGTTAGGATCATTTGAAGCAGATGATGAGACAGGATTTGCATTCAAAGAATTACGTGATATATATGATGAATTAAATAAGGGATTTTAATGGAAATACTAGATAAAATAGAAGGGGAGGGTTTAAGTTCGGTAGATAAGTTCTATATATGGCATGCAGCAGAAATGAAAGATCTAGAAGAAAATGGTCCTAAAAAACGTAGAGGAAGAAAGCCTAGTAAAAAACAATATTTTACTTATATAACAGACCAGGCAATTATTGCATATAACTTTGAACCTTCGTTTGCAAAAAGAAATAAAGTATTTCGTGAGTATATTAACTACCCATTTAACAAGTTAGTAGAGAATATATATTATACGTTTAGATTTAGTTATTTCGATGTCCCTTATGAAGATATTAAAGCTGAGGTAGTTGCGTTCCTAACAGAAAAAATAGGTAAATTTAAAGAAGGCAAAGGAAAGGCATTCTCATATTTTTCTATTGTAGCTAAAAATTATCTTATTATTCAAAATAATGCTAATTATGCTAAACTAAAACAAAGGTCTGATTTAACAGCTGTCGATGAAAATAGAAATATTCAAGGTGAAATATCTTTGAACGAACATCAAGAATCTTTAAGAGATTTTACAAACCAATGGTGTGAATGGTATGATGAAAATCTTAATTATATATTTTCTAACAAACGAGATATTATTGTAGCAGATACAATATTAGAGTTATTTAGAATGCGAGATAATATTGAGAACTTTAATAAGAAAGCATTGTATATTTTGATAAGAGAAAGAACAGGACTTAAGACTCAAAATATTACTAAAGTTATTAATGTAATGAAACGAGATTATGCTAAGATGTACGGAGTATATTCTAAATCTGGGTTTATTGTTAATGCAAACAAGATATCCTAATCTAAATTAGTAGTTCTTTATATTTATAATAAAGGAACTATTATATGAGTACAGAATTCGAACTTTTTAAGGGGACTAATTTTTCTGATTTGATGAAGGATATTTATCATAATTCAAAAAAGAAATCTAGACAGATTGATACTTTAATCAAAAGCCTAGAGCCTATGATTAAGAATACTGGTGATGCTACTGTCATAGTTCCTATGATCAAAGACTATCTAGAAGTATCTGTTAAGAATGATGATGCGTTAGTTAAATTAGCTGCAGTATGTCAACGACTAGTATCAGCATCTGGTAAAGATGATGAGGGTAATGAGTACGGATTAACAGATGAAGAAAGAGCACGTTTATTGGAAGAGGCAGAAGCAGAGATAGAAAAATTAAAACCAGAAACAGAGGTAGCCAATGGCATCGATAAAAACGGAAATAGGTCAGGTACTAGAGACATGGTTACCGACCCAGTTCAAGGAGACTAAAGACCTTAAAGGAAACCCTTTACCACAAGGTACTATTCGTGTAAGATTTTTAGGTGTTGAAGATTATGCATATCCTGCAGACCCACTACGTACACCAGTTCCTTTATATGGAGAACAAGTTATATGCATGAGTCTGCCTGCAGGCGATTCTACAGCACGTGATCAAAATAAGTGGTATTATACTTCTATAGTTAATGCTCATGGAAATATTAATAATTCATTGTTGCCTTTCTTGCAAGACAAAAAGACAGAAGAAACGACCGACCCTGCTAGTCCTATTACTAAAACAGGTGTAGGTAAGAAGCCAGAACAAATAAGCTTTACAGAAAAGGATATTGTTTCTATACAACCATTTCAGGGAGATACATTATATGCCGATCGATTCGGTAGTTTATTACGATTTTCATCTACACATATAGATGGTTTGATTCAATATCAAAATGACCCTTTTTGGAAAGGTGAAACAGCAGGCGACCCATTTGTATCTCTCACATGTGGTATATTAGGATCTGTTACTGGCAAAAGTAGTGAGAAGTATTATACTATAGAAAGTCCAAAAAACGATGCATCATTTATTTATCTCACATCTACTCAATATTTCAATACACTCAAATTCTCTCAAAGAAAGGTAGGTAAGTCGGTAAAATCATTAAATGATTATAAATTGGGCCAAGTAATAATAGGTTCTGATAGATTAGTATTTGATGCTCGTAAAGATGAAGTATTATTGATATCTAAAAAAGATGTCAAGATTGCTACCCCATCTTGGCAAACTGATATGGACGAGTTTTTTACTCAAATGTTAAAGTTGATTGAAGAAGTTATTAAACAAAATCAAAATTTAGAAATGGCACATATAGAGATTGCCGCATTAGGAATTAATTCTGCAACATCTATACATCCGACAGGAGTGGGTCCGTCTGGTCCTCCTTTAAATACAGCAGCCTTTGCCGCAACCAATGCTGCAGCAATAACTAATGCAATAACTACATCATCGATAAGAACTCGTATTGAAGGAATCAAAAGTATAATCCAAAAAATGAAACAGTAATGCCATTAGGACCTAAGCGTACACAATTAGAAGCAGATTTAGCATCATTATTAGGATCTCCAGAAGCACCTATGTCTGGAAAGGGATTGGCTAAAGCGTTATCTGAGTTTTCAAAAGGCATCCTTCCGCCAACGATAGGAATAATAACAGGAATACCTATAGCAACAGCAGTATACGATAGCGCCCCGGCGATGGATAAAACAAAAGGAATAGAAGATGCAATAAATGCCTTTGCCGATGCAAATGCACAGGGCATGGCAGTGTTTTTGTTTACAGGTACTGCACCACCGCCTATTACAGGCATTAAGCAACTATTTGAAATTATAACAAAGAACAAAGGTACGGTAAGTGATATGGCTAAAGCATTATCGTATGCAATCTTAGCTAATTATACATTAGGTCGTTCTGTATTTAATCCGTTAAGTATTCCTATACCAACATGGAATATACCTATACTGCCAGCATCGATACTTGATGAATTAGATCAAAATGATATTAATGATAGATTATCAAAGGCTCAAGCACAAGCACGTGATCTCGAAGATACAAATCTTAATGGAAGATTGGAGACAGATGAATTCTTCAGACAGATGAATGAAGGCTAGATATTAAGCCGGCCATTTCACCGGTTTAGACATATTTATTAAAAAGGGAATTACTATGAAAACACAAGGATTCGTAAAGTTATTACGTAAGGTAATTAGGGAAGAGGTTCGTAACGTTATTGTTAAAGAACTAAAACCTATACTAAATGAAGTGAATATCAAGAAACATGATATTAATCTTCAGGAGGTATTAGATACTCCTAAGAAACCTAAACAACCGGTTATGAAAAAACAATATACAAAAAATGCAGCGTTGAATGATATATTAAATGAAACGGCATCAACTCCACCAGAAGAATGGAATTCGATGAATTTTAGATCTGATATGGCAGAAGCATTTGGTATGCAAAGTTCTAATACTCCACTTGCAACAAAAGGAATTAATGGAGAAAGAATTGATATGAATAATGAAGCAGTTGCAACTACAGTAAATGCGATGACGAAAGATTATTCGGCATTGATGAAGGCAATTGATAAGAAAAAGGGAATGTAATAAATGGCTCGTCCAATATACCAATATAAACCAAAAGAAAATGGCGATACTGCATTAGGTATATTATTACCTCTTAATAAAGACGCGAAGGGCAAGTCAGTTGCAGACACATATAATAGTTCGGCAGTTTCTGGCAAAGGTGTATTTGAATCTTCTTATACAACTGAAGAGGCTGTTTTATCAAATCTTACAAATTTACTTTTAACTACAAAAGGACAACGTTATATGCAACCAAATTTTGGGACAAATATATCTTCTGTGTTGTTTGAAAATAATACAGATGATGTTAGAGAGTTGTTAAAAGAAACAATGGAGGAAGATATAAAATATTGGTTACCATATGTTAAATTATTAGATATTGAAATTGCATCATCACGAGACCGCCATACAATAAGTTTAAGATTATCATTTAGAATTGATTCAATTAGTGCTAATATTGTCATTAATGTGTTGGCGAGTGAAAATTCATTACAAGTTGATTCTGTTGAACGTGGTGAGATATTAGACCAAGTCGGAACATTTGGAGGTAGTACAGCATTTAACACAGGCCTGGGAGGGTCTTATTAAGAATTAAAGAGAAGGGTTAACTTATGGCAAACTTAGTTAAGAAAGATGTAAAATACTTAAATAAAGATTTTGCTCAGTTTAGACAAAATTTAATAAACTTTGCAAAGAATTATTTTCCAGATACATATCAAGATTTTAATGAATCATCTCCGGGTATGATGTTTATGGAAATGTCTTCATATGTAGGAGATGTATTATCATATTATACTGACAATTCTTTTAAAGAATCTTTATTATCAACTGCCGAAGAATCTTCTAATATTTTAATGTTGTCACAATTATTTGGGTATAAGCCTAGATTGAATGCGCCAGCAACTTGTACATTAGATGTATTTCATTTAGTACCAGCAAAAGGTACAGGAGCAAATGCAGCACCGGATATGGCATATGCGTTAACAATTGCTTCCGGAATGGAAGTATCTACGGAAGATAATATTACATTTCATACGGAAGAGTCTATAGATTTTTCTCAAGACCCAGAAGTTACAGTATATGAAATTGATGTATCGGGTAATGTAGTACGATATCTTCTTAAAAAGCAAGTTAAGGTTATCTCCGGTACAATTAAGTCATCTACTTTTTCGTTTGTAGATCCTAAGCCATATGATAAAATTATATTGCCTGATACAAATATTATAGATGTTATAAGTTGTTCGGATAGTGCTGGTAATACTTGGTACGAAACAGATTATCTAGCACAAGATACAATTTTTGAAGATGTTGCAAATATACCATTCAATGATCCAGAATTATCGGCATATCGATCAACAGTGCCTTATATATTAAAACTAAGAAAAACTGCTAGAAGATTTGTATCTAGAGTGAGAGATGATAATAGAGTTGAATTATTATTTGGCTCTGGAGTGTCTTCTGATGCAGATGAAGAAATTATTCCTAATCCTAAAAATGTTGGACATGGGTTAGAATACCTAAGACGTACTACAACATCAAATGTAGATCCAACAAACTTTTTATATACTAGTACATATGGTATAGCACCATCTAATACAACATTGACAATTAAATATTCATACGGAGGCCGTGTAGAGGAAAATGTTGGAATTAGTTCAATAGTGAGTGTTACTAGTGTAAGTTATCTGAATGAAACGGGATTAGTAGACCTTAGTTCAACTAAAGCTTCTTTGGCAGTTGTTAATAATGAACCTGCAGTAGGAGCTCGAGCAAGACAAGATTTAGATTCTATAAGACAAAATGCAATGTCGACATTTGCAGCACAGAATAGAGCAATCACAAGAGAAGATTATATCTCTAGAGTATATTCATTACCTTCAAGATTTGGTACGGTTGCAAAGGCATATATAGTAGGAGATTCGCAGATTAATACTGCAGATAAAACATATCCGGCCGAAACTATATCAAATCCATATGCACTGAATCTATATATATTGGCACAAAATGCTGATGGACATTTTACTGATAGCAATCAAGCTTTACTAGAAAATCTTAGAACATATTTATCACAATACAGAATGTTAACTGATGCACTTAATATTAAGTCGGCATTTATTATCAACTTAGGTATTAATTTTGAAGTTATTCCTAAGCCAAATGTAAATTCAAATGAAATTGTTCTAAAATGTATTGCTCGATTAAAAATATTGTTACATAATGATAGAATGCAAATCAACGGGCCATTAAATATTTCTTCTATTGTATCAGATTTAGATAGTATAGATGGTGTACAAAGTATTCCAACTTTTGAGTTTGTAAATTTACATTCTTCAAATAAAGGATATTCTGGAAATCAATATGATATCAATAGTGCAATAAAAAATAACATTTTATATCCATCATTAGACCCTAGTATATTTGAAATAAAATATCCTAATGCAGATATAAAAGGAAAAGTAGTTAAGCCATAGGGATAAACCATGAATAGAATATATTACGCAGAAAGAGATACAACCATATACGAACAATACCCAGACCGTAACACAGGTATCGACCAGATTCTAGAATTAGAAAAAATAACATCTGGATCTTTAAATTCTAAGACTGGGTTTATTGATGCTAATACATATAATAGTAGAATACTTATTGACTTTGGTTCAGAAGTGTCTACGTTAGCACAATCGATTACAGATGGAGATATTCCAACAATTGATAATACTAATATAACATCGGCATCTATATTTTTAAATCTACATGCTTCGGATGCATCAGACTTATTACAATCATATACAATCAAAGCCTATCCTATATCTGAATCTTGGGATAATGGTGCTGGTTATATGGATAATGAACCAGCAACAAAAGTTGGAGCATCGTGGTATAACAGATCAGGAGATGCGGTTGCACAAACCGTAGTTGTATGGAATACTGCAAATGCACCTAGTAAAAATACATCGGCGGGAACTACAAATAGTGATGGAGGAGGAACATGGATTACAGGCTCTGGATATGAAGCGTCTCAGTCATTTGAAAATCAATCACCGGACATTAGAATTAACGTAACTGACATAGTGAAGCAATGGGTGGACAATAATATTAGTAACAATGGATTCATTATTAAAAGACCTTATTCAGATGAAATAAGTGGTGATTTAGCCGGTTCGATAAAGTTCTTTGGAAGAGAGTCTCATACAATATTTGTTCCTAGATTAGAAGTATGTTGGGATGATCAAAGTATAACATCAACTACAGGAATAACTTCTAATACATATGTTCCGTATTTTAAAAATATAAAACCAGAATATAGGACTTCAGAGGTAGCAAGATTTAGATTAGGCGTTCGTCCGGAGTTTCCTTCCAAATCATATGCAACATCATCATTTTATATAACAGAAGATATCCTACCTGTATCGAGTTCATATGAAATTATTGATTCTGTAACAAATGATGTTATAGTGCAAGATGAAAAAATATTTAGCAATTCAACAACTAAGATTAGTAATGATAGTAATGGCAACTTCTTTGATTTAAGAATGGATAGTTTTATGCCAGAAAGATATTATAAAATAAAGTTAACATGTAGAAGATCATATGATACACAAACATATGATGACTTTTACTTTAAGGTAGTGAACTAATATGGCAAGTGAAAAAAATAAGTCGGACATAAAGACTGCAAACAATCGATACACTGCTGCGTCAAGTAAGGAAGAGTCTATCACACCAGATTTGAATCAAATGTTATTGAGTATCATGAAAGATGAATATCCAGATGATGCATTATATGCCAATGATCAACTTAGACCAGATTCGCCAGATCGACAAGCTCGACAATCATTTAAAAGAAATGATGAAAAGTATCCAACATCGCCAGCTTCATTAAGGCCAGCACCCCGTAATGAAAAAAATGTATTAGATGTATCAACAGAGAGTACTACATATGCTAAATATAGTTTACTTAAATCTTATCCAACGGTAGATGAAGATATATTAGATGATTTGATTGATGAGGAATGGGAATATTTTGAAGATGAGGAAGAAGAAGAAATTCAAATTGTAGTGCCTGTTAAAGAAAGTGGACTATTCTTAGTTAATTCAGACATCGATTTAGGAGACATTCATGATGCATATATTGATCGAGGACCTCATAACATAGAAGAAGATGAAGAAGATTTCAATCCATTCTGCGTATTTTTTATTAATAATGGAATTGCATATCCTGTACCTACATATAAAACATTAGAGGTTATGTTAGTCGAGAGGGGCGCATCATATGACGTTATTACAGAGGCTACAAGACAACAAATTAAAGATTTTGATTTATTATTAGACGGCGAAACAGATGAGTCTGTTGATTACGGTGCTAATACAGATTTGGATGAAGATGATGATGGAGATATTACTCAATTAGAAGAATTTAGAGCTAGATCATTACCAACACGTGATAGCGAATGGTCTCCTCAAATAAGATTTCGAAGTGGATATCAACCAAAGGCTCCATTCTTAAGAGATCCGGGCGATTATATTAAGCCAGAGAGTATGCGTTCAGTTGACGGCCGTACAGGAGTTGATGAAGATGGCAATAATTTACCACCGGACATTTACCAAGAACAAGATCCGAATGATAGATATTTTGATCAAGTATTTCAAGAACAAACTTATCGAGAAGCATTACGAGAAAAATATGAAGGTAAGATGATTATAGCCGATTGGCCTAGACCTGATTATGAGAGTAAAGAAGTAAGTATGGGTACTGATATTAAATCTGATGATGCTGTTCTTAATTTACGTATGATGATCAATGGTCATTGGAAACGTGTTACTGATGGTAAAACTATGAAGTTATATGCATATCTAAATGGCTATGATATTTCTGATTATACTCCTGGCCAGGGTAGGTATGGCGAAACTGGATATATAAATTTATTAGTTGAGGCAGGAGGAATAACTGTAGTTCAGCCTAGTAGAGGATCTGCATTTACTAATGATGTACAAAATCCTGATTCCAAATCTGATATGGTTAATAAGACAGAACCATTATGGAATGCATTTCCTCATATTATTGAAGCCGATGATGATGGTAGATCTGGTTTAGATGGACGTGAATATAGAGAATATATTGATAATTTTTCAAATGGACAAGACCCATTTGGATTGTCTTATATGGCTCCATATGAACCTAAAGGATCTATAAAATATTATCCAGAACAACAATATGCAGATTTAATTGCACAGTCAATTGAACAAGAGCAAATTGATGCTATAAAAGAACAAATATTTGAATTATGGCCTGGAATTGTTTCTAGTATAGTGTCTGCAAAAACACAGCAAGATGCATTGCCATCTGATTATGGCCGATATGTCGTAAAAATGTTAGGGCCTAAGAGTCCGTTATATAGAATAATGATATCCAAAGATGGTCATTGGAAATATGTTAAAAAGAAGACATGGCCTGGGAAAGATAAGATAAAAACTAAAACTAGTAATGAAAGGTTATTCAAAGTATGCAACAGAAGAGTTGGAATTAAATCTTCATTAAATGAATCACAAGAAAGAGATTTAGTTGCAAAATATAAATGGATGAAAACGGTGCAACGTGATAAGTTTATGGCATGGGCATCTGGTGGAGCACAAGCTGGCCTAGGTGTAGGAACGGTTGTAGCAACAGGAGCCGGGGTTTATTTAGCTGGACAAATTGGTGTCGCAGTAGCGGCAGCAGGAACGGCAGCATTTGAAGCCTCGTTGATAGCAGCTGGAATTCCATTATTGCCAACTGTAACGGTTACGGCTGCCGCTCCAAGCTTTGGAGCAACATTAGGTGCGTTAGCAACCAATCCTATCACAATAGGTGTTGCAGCATTAGCAGGAGCGTTAATATTAACAGATGCAATAATAGGTGAAGTGCCTGAAGGTGAATATGATTTGCCTCCATGGAGGTTCATGGATGATAATTGGTATATACAAGCGTGTATATTAAATGAATGTGATGATCATATAGAAGGGTTTAAGCAAGCAGCAGATGCGGCTGATACAGCCATACCTTATATAGCAGAAATGATAGATACATTATATGATGGAATGGATGATATAGATGAAGCTATGTTGAAGGCCGATGATATTGAAGAGTTCCAACAAATATTCGAATATATTTTATCTATTAAAACAATGGTCGAAGAATTGAATAATTCTGGAGTATATGCATTAGGAACTCAATTAAAGACAGAGATAGATATTTATTTAAGTAAGAAGTTAAAAGGTCAGTATGATGCAATTCAATATTTAAGAAAACGAGTATATAAGACCGGTAATTTCTGGAAAAAGAAAAGAAAGTATGGCTTGGTATGGCCGAAAGGACCTCAAAATATTTTGAACCAATATGTACCAGGTTGTAGATTTGATAATTATGTACCAAAGGTATAAGATGATATGGCATTAGATAGATTTTCAAATATAAAAGAAATACAAGAAACTAATGGAGTTGTCCGTGGCGTTGTATGGAACGAAAAAGATTTAGATATATTACAACTAGATCTAAAAGGCGTTTCACCAGAACAAAGACCGGTCGTAGAAATACATTTATATACTATAGGATCTGAATCTAGTTATATTGTAGGTGGGTGTATAGATGATTTTGAAATACAAAGGTCTCAGCTTTATATTGATTATGGTAAGGCATGTCAGTCATTAGGAATCGAACGTGGGCAGTTTGAAGTTGTAGTAAATGTATATAAAAACTTATTAGGATCAAAAGAAGAACAAGGCCTTTATATAAAAGAAATATCTGATGATAGACGAGAAGTATGGGTTGAATCATTTCCAAATTCTAATTTAGATGTTGCAGAATATATTAATAGTTTTGGTTCTGGTCAATATGCTGAAAAGGTTTATGAAAAAGATTCTAACGATGAATTAGTTTTAGATGAAGGCGGTAATCCTATTTTAACTGCAGTCATTGAAAGGCCTTTATCTGATGATATTGCTATTAACTTAGGCGACAATCAAATATTAAAAATTATCAATCAAAAAGATTGGCAATCAGAATCTGCTTTTGTTGCAAGATTATATAAACCACTACCTGCAGGAGTGGAGGTTAAAGACAAATTATGGACAATAGAACAATTATCTGATGCATATATAGATAATATAACATTATCAGGGCCAGGCGCTTCAAAAGAGAAAAGCCGAGAATTATTAGGACCAAATTTTGCAATTGATGTATCACGAGGAACAATAACAGAAACAGATTTCGAATCATGGAATAGTTTGCTAGATGCAAATACTTCAACATCACAGCAAATTGTAGATCGAATATTTTCTGGGTCGTTAGGGCAGGCCGTAAATATAGATTACTCTGGTTTCCAAAACTTTATTCATTTTTCATCCGCAGCCGAACGATTAGCTAATTTTAAATACAAATTAGAGCTAATTGAATATTATGATGGCCGTGTTAAAGTATTACAAGATGCGACTGGAGAAGATACATCTGCATTACAAGGTAATATACAGACCAATAGAGATCGGAGAAGTGATGTAATAGGAAATTTTGATGGATTTGAAAGATGGTTATACAATGATCAAACGTCAAGTTTATTTACAAATCATGCTGTATATAATGATAATACAAATAAGGATGGCTTATATGCTGCAGAAGGCGGGTTCCTAGGTGCGGATCATTATAGATTAGAATCATTTCCTAAATATCTAAGTGGAAGTAAATATTACCTACACCACTCCACATCTAGTATAGCAACAACATGGTATAATGGGTGGTATGCCTCGGCATCACTTTATGATAATGAAAATAATAAATCGCTAGCAAAATCTATTCCAGAACATATTAGATTAGATAAAAATAATAGTGAATATGAATTATTTGTTAATATGATAGGACATCACTATGATATATTATATACTCATATTGAAAATTTAACAAAGATATATAAGCCAGAAGAACATCCTAAATTAGGACAAAGTAAAGATACATTATATCAGGTAGCAGAATCATTAGGATGGAAATTAGAAAATGGAAACCAAGCATCTCAATTATGGCAATATAAATTAGGCGTCGACTCTGGTTCCGGTGAATATGCTACAACCGGTTCTTTATTTTCTAAACCGGATGAAGAGATTACAACAGAAGTTTGGAGAAGGATAGTTAACAACTTGCCATACTTACTTAAAACAAAAGGTACTGCAAGGTCAATTAAAGCGTTAATGAATACATATGGTATTCCTCAGACTTTATTGAGTATAAGAGAAT